TAGGACGACACGCGTAAAAGTGATAGGCGAGTTGCTGCCAATAGCGGCCGCAAGCTCGTCATTTCCGGCCTTTGTAATGACCGGTTGAATAAAGTATTTACTCATTGATTGGCTCCTCTCTTAAAGTTTAAGCGTGCTATTGTGGCTTGGCACGCTAGCATACGTGTATACATGGCTCTGCATTGGAGCCTCGACATTCATGCCAACGCCTAAATGGGCCGGCACCATGGTCTTAATGTAGTTAGTGAATCGGTTAAGCGATACCTTTGGCAGTTCGCCTAAAAAGCGTATCTTGATATTCGAACCCTCAACGGTCACAAGCGACTGAACGCCTGTGAAACGCTTGGATAGTTCAGATAGCGTATCTGTCGATACCTTTAGCTTAGAGCCAATAATCGTCATTAGATACCGGCGTCGTTCCTCAAGGTCGATAGATACGGCTTTCATGCCAAGCGAGGCCTCCCAGCGAGCAATATGGCCCTCGTCCGCATATGGCAAAAACAAAAGCGTCTGCTCGGCCTCTATGATGTCAGTGATAAGCTCCGCCTCCGGCACTTGAGCCATGATTAGAGCCTCTGCTTTTGAGTCGCGGATAGGGCTAGCATTTAGCATTCTATCCTTGACTAGTTTGCTATCTGACATTGAGGACCACCTCGCTTAATTTAGGCAAGATTTCCGCTTGTAATTCGACTGAGGTGTTAGAGCCATTGATAGTCAGATTGTCAACGTCTTTAACTCCGTCTAAACGGTCGATAATGGTCGCAATCTTGTAATGGCGCAGTTCTTTTTCTTGGAATGCTTCAGTCTTAAGGTACTCGCCGAGCGCCTTACGCGCAGCCCCTCGGATAGCCTCAATGTCCGCATCATCTCTAATCTTGATGTCGGCCACAATACGAACGCCAAGGCCAGCGACTGACTCAACGGTTACATAGGCCCCGATTGGAGCGACGCCCTTGCCATGGCCTTTTGGCTCTGGGTCCAAGTAGTCTTGAAACCTTTTAACCAACTCCGGACTAGCCTCCTCGCCATTGGCATTAGTAATGGATAGCTTGAGCGTGTTAGGTCCGGCATGGAGCGGCTGCATAAATACGGAGCCGACCCCCTCAAACTCGTCGGCCCACTTCTCGTACTGGGCGAGGTTCCCGTTTAGGGTTGGCGTCTTAATGTACTTAGTCGCTCTAACCCTTAATGCGTCGTCGCTCTCGATATCCTCCCCAGGCACGACCACGTTGCCCAAAATGGCTCCAGAGAACTCCTGGAGTACGTCAATATTGATAAGCGAGCCATTGACGCTATTAGCTTCTTTACCTGGCGTTTCGGCAATGAGCAGATACTCACCGCTTGGCTTATGCTCCAGGACGCGGAAATTGTGAGTGCTATCCACGACCGAAAACCGCGTACCAATCGGCACCGGCTCTTGGAAGTGTACCTCTCTAATAGCCGAAGTAGCCGGCAAGCGAGTCACGCCAAACTGGGCCGCTAGGCGAGTCAAGAAGTCGCCCTCTGACGTATCTAAGAAGAACTGGCGCTCCATGTCCTCTAGTTGAGCGTACTGGATAGCCAATTCTTGTGCTAGAGGCGCGCATAGGTTCCACAACGTCGAGCCTTGGCGCTTGTCGAATTTATCCGGAAAGCGAGCCAGGACGTCCGCCATGATTTCGTCATAGGTTTTAATCTTTAGCAAGTTGCACCTCCCCTGTTAATGCTCCTAGTTTACTCTCAACCACAAAAGATACATGCAATTCGGAGCCTTGGACTTCGTGCTCGAAGCTATGGACGTCGTTAATGCGGTCGTCCTCCATAAGCGCCTCTTTGATTGTGCGGTTGATATCAGCCTTTACAAAGTCCGTTGGCTGGCCTATGTATTGGTCGAACTCGACGCCGTATCTATGATCATAGATAGATAGCGAGTACCGTTCTGTGGTTAATATATGATTGATTGTTTGCTTCAAAGCCTCCAGGCCGTCTAGCTCTCTAAAGATATTCGTCTCGTCAAGCGTCAAAGACGGTTCTATCGGCTTTTCATTGATTACTTCGGTCACTTGACTAAGCAATCGGTTAATGTCATTTGTCATTGTGCACCTCCTAGATTTGCAACCGGTAATAATGAGGTGGCGACCCCATCCACCCAGCGGCCGGCGTGATTGCAATACCGTTCTTTGAGTAGGTGCAGTGGATAATCCTCTGATTGTCGATAAACACGCCAGTATGACCAGCAGCATAGGAGGAATAGCCAGGTACACCGGAGACGAAGATATCGCCTCGGCGGACCTCTGACCGGCTAATTTCCTTGAGCAGTCGGCCCCTCATACCGAATAGCGTTTCGGTCGAGCCTAATGGCGTACCGGCCGGCACGATACCGGCATGTTTCATGGCACTAAAGACCGCGCTAGAGCAATCATAGGAGTAAGGACCACCGCGAGCGGCCATAGAATAGGAAACCTTGCCCAATTTCGACTGGAACCATGCAATCATGGCCTCTAGCTTCTCGTTAGTGCCTGTGGCATTAGCCGGCTTGAGGTCGTCAAACTTCTTGAGGTCATAGGAATTAATTATCCCAATCAACTTACCGGCATAGGCTGTGTCGGTCGCGTATGTCCCCTGGAGGCCATAGCATTGAGCCTCTGCCGTCGTAGCAGATAAGACCCTCGCATAGTGGATCTTGGCCCATGCAGAGTCAAAGATAGCCTCATGGTCCTTTACAGAGTCCTCCATAGAGTCGTACCACCGGAATCCGGCCTGTATCGTGTATAGGCCACCGCCGCCATTATCCTCTTGCGTGGATAGGGTCGTCACTTTACCGGTCCAAGAACTGCCGGCCTTAATACCGAACCAGTTATTATACTTGAGGGCTAGGCCGCTACCTTTGTTGGTTGGGCTTAGGCCACTCTCAAACATGGCCTGGGCGATAGATACCGAGGCTTTGAGGTTCCTCGCATACTTGACACATAGCCGAATCATCTGCTCCATAAACTTGAGGCGGTCTGGCACGTCAAAGTTAACTGTCGTGCCTAAGTTACCATAGATAGTTTGACCCACCTTTTGGTATTCATAGCCGCCACTTAAAACGTAGTAGTGACCCCCTCCGTCTTGGCGCATCATAAAGACCTTTTTATTCAAGTACTCGGAGGTTAGCTTGCCTCCCCAAGTGATAGTGAATAGCTCCTCCGGTATCACAAGGTTATTCTTGTTGTCGATTGCTATTCTGGGAGGGTTGATACTAACAACTGTACCGGTCGCCATAGATGCCGGCTGCATATTAGCAACTGTCTTTTCAATGAGCTTCTTGAGTAACTCAATGTCAAACTCTGCCATTAGTTAGCCCCCTCTCTAGGAATAAACAATTTACACTCCATACTATGGCCGGTAGCGTCTACCTTATGCGTTACCTCGTCCAGGAGATACCAACCATGTAAGTTAATTTCTTTGACGTCAACATAGACCGCTCGACCAGCTCTAAAGTCGTAATCGCCAACTGAAAACGATAGAGTGACTGTTTCGGCCGGCTTGGACTTTAGTTTAAGGTACATTTCGGCCATTTGCTTGATTTGCGCCTCATTCATTTTTTCGTCAACCTTTTTATAAAATTGGAGAATACCCCATTTTTTTTGAAGGTTTGAATCGTACTGAATATAGACGTCACGCCGACCGGCTTGCTTGTTGTCCTGGACCAACTTTACTAAGTTGGCCGAGTCCTCAATCGAACCCTCCCAGGAAAAGTCGGAGATAATCGACGCGTCGGCCAGGACGGTCCGTATGCGTAGATTCTCCGGCATATCGAGCCGTAGCTTGCCAACGTCGTCCCAGAATACCGTCAATCGGCCGGTGTTAATCATAATCTGGTCTTGGCACTCCTGGATAATATCAATGGCCGACTTATCTTCTTTGAGCAGAGTTGGCAGCTTAATATTAGGAGCATTGAGCGCCCCAATGTCCAGGCTATAATCATTCGCTATCATCTTTACAACGTCCGCTAAGGTCTTGTCCTTGATAACGTAGGAGTTATTTCTAAGCAAGTACTTTAGCTGGTCGTAAAAGACATAGGTCACTTGTTTATTCTTGGCCTTTTTGATTTTGAATAACTTACCGGCGAATAGTTTATGATCGTCGGCCATATAGACAATGACCGAGCCATAATCAAACGGTATGTCAGTTATAACCTCCAACTCAAGGCTTGCCGGCGCTCCGGCTCGCTTGGTTTTCCAGTTGATTGACTTAGTCACCGGCGCTAAGTCGTAAATTTCGCCTCCGCTTATGTTTTGAGTGACTAGGCTAATCTTTTCGGATGCCGTCATGGTATCAGAAACACTTGTCCAGGATATATCCAATGAGGATTTTTAATCTTGGACTTATTCGCCTCATAGATTTTTCGCCACTGTGCGCCGTCGCCATAATACTTGCGCGCTATCTTCCACAGGCAGTCGCCCCATACCACTGTGTGATAGCGTTTAGGCGCCTCTTTTGGCTTAGGTGGAGTAGTAGCCGGCCGTTGTGGTTGCGGAGGCGTCACAATAGCCGGCGGTTTCTTCTCCGGTTCGCTTGGCTTAGGCTTAGGAACCTCTAACTTGCGAGGTGCTAGCTTTTTCCACTCGATAAATGTAATTGAATATTTGATATCTGTCTCATACCCAAAGGCGGAGCCAGTCTTAAAGTCAGATATCAAGTATAACTCGTTGACATTGGCGTTTTTCATATTGGCGCCGAATAGGCCAGTGAGGACGACCCTCACCGGTGTATTCGACTTTTTCCAACGTCTTAGCTTGTCAATGATCGTCAAGGCGTCTACTCCGTTAGAGATATAGTTACCGTCCTTGACCGTTGGCAAGAATGAAGATATAGAGAACTTAACGAGGCTCTGATAGCCAGGGATAGGAATCTCCCCAGCACTTAGGACCTCGACCGTTTCTATTTTTTGATTCTCGTCAACTTCGATTTCATCTGGGAGGACAGGCAACTCAAAGAGCGTTCCGTCCTCGCCTTTAATGTATAGCTTCATGGCCTACCTCCCTTAATTATGAAGCAGACCGCTCGCTTGGTTCTCGACAACGTCAAGCAGTTGGTCGTTGAACTTAGCAATAAAGTCTTGCGTATCGCGGTCGTCTTTAACCTCTAGGTTATTGACGATTTCCGGCTTGAGGGTTACAAAAGTCTGTTGCCACTTCATAGCGGCAACGTCGCGAATCAATTTCATGTATTCGTCAGACAAGCCAACTTCGTCGACCTTGTCGAGCTTACCGCCTTTAGGGCCTTTGCCATTTCCACCGCCTAACATAGACGGGTCAAACGGAGTAGCACCGCCGAGGCCACCTAGGCCAGCGCCTCCGGCATTGAATGGATTGTGTGCGCCTGGGTTCATAGCACCGTTAATCTTGTCTAAGATGCCTTGGACACCATTAACTATGCCTTTACCAAAGCCACGACCGGCATTATAACCGTCTGCCGCAGCGTCACCCACGTTGGCGAATGAGGCTCTTGGAGCGGTCCATAGTTGCGAGCCTTGCGGTTGGTTGCCAGCTAGTCCTTGAGCTATGCCTTGCATACGCTCTAGCTTGGCCGCAGCGCCTTTGATAGGCTTAGCCATGGAATTGCCCCATGAAGTGGCCGCGCTAGCGATACTAGACCGGTCTAGCTTGACCTCTGATAGGGTCGAGACATTAACGCCAGGGATATTATTAACTGCCTCAATCATGGAGTTGATACCGCCCAGAGCGGCGTTAAGCATGCTTTCGATACCACCAAGGACCGCGTTAATCAGTCCGTCAACGACACCGCCGGCAGCCTCGGCCATTTTGACAACGCCCTGGCCGACCATGTACCACATATTGTCCATGGCATGACCGAAGTCATTCCATTTTTCTAAAAGGAAGTTAATCAAGTCGATAAATACGTTGCCTGTCAATTCGACGATTGTGCCGATTACCATTAGGAAACCCCACCAAACCGTTTTGATGAAGTCAACCCCCATGATAAAGGCGTTTACGATAGCCTCGACCACCGTAGCGACAATATTAAAGATAGCGACAAAGATATCATAGAATATAGCCGCTAGGCCATACAAGGCAGCACCGATAACGCCGAACGCTAGCTCGACTGTCTCGGCCACGCCGATAGTTGCGACCGCTATGCCGACAAGGACCGCGATTACAACTAGGCCAACTGCTACAATAGGGTTAGCCGCAACCAACATGTTAAATACCTTAACCGTTGTATTGAGGGCCTCCCAGGCAGCGCGAATAGTTTCGATTACTTTCATGGCTAGCATGTAGCCATATACGACCGCTAGAGTCGCAGCGATACCTTTTACTATCGGGCCAATCTTGCTCCAGTTAGAAGCAAAGAACTCGTAAATTCTAACCACTGTGCGCCATACCATGCCGAATACCTCGGCTAGGAACATGACACTCCAAACTAGGCCGTCAATAGCTGCAGTTGCCACCGACGCGAATTGCTTAAACTCGTCAGACCGCAGAGCGTTTTGGATCATGGTAAACACTGGTTGCAATCTAACTTGTAAGTAGTTGATAAACGTCGTCCAAGCCTGGCCAATAGTCATTGGAACCTTGGAGAATTTGCTCTCGATATCCTCGGCAGCAGCAAAGATAGAGTTTTTAATCAACTCCGAGGTTATCTTGCCCTCGGCGGCCATTTTTCTAAGTTCCGCCCGGCTAATACCGGCGTACTTTTCAATGGCTTGTAGAATCATTGGCGAGTTCTCAGAGATAGACCGGAGTTCGTCCCCTTGCAGTCGTCCGCTAGCCATGGCCTGTGTGAGCTGGAGCATAGCGCTCTTTTGCTCCTCGGCACTAGCACCGGCAACTGTAAATGACTTGTTAACCAACTCCAAGAATCGGATAGACTCGTCGTTATTCTTGAACACGCCATTTGTTAGCATGTTTAGCTTGGCAACAGATGAAGCCATAGCAGTATACTCAGCTCGCGACCTTTGCGCGGTTCTGTAAATCTTTTCATTGAGTTGAGCGGTCGTTTGCGAACCGTCATTTATGAGGTTTAACCTGGCCTGGATACTAGAAAAAGTATCGGAGGCCCCGAATAGCGCTCGTAGCGCTCTAGTGACCGCCTGTATTGCAAACAGGGCAATGACATAGCCTTTGAATTTGTTCCACATATTTGCGACTTTACCGCCGGCCGTCTGAGCGGAGTTTCCCATTTCGATTTGCGCTGGTGCGATTCTTCGCGTGTTTTGGTTCATTCTCTCAGCAGTCCTAGCTACGCGCTCTTGCGTAGTAGCTACCTTATTAAGCGTCCCAGTTATGCGGTCCGTAAGGCTAATCGCTGTATTGATACCGGCCACTTACTCACCTCCTCTTTCTTTCGATGTCTTTTCTTTGTTCGTCCAGACTTTCACCGTAGATAACCAAAGAAGCCGCGATGAATGCTTTTTCCTCGCGGCTCATTGACACCCATCGACTAGGCAATACATGAAATTTATGGAGGGCAGCATGAGCTAGTCCGCTCTCACTGTCCTCTATGATTAGTTTTTTGCCTCGTCCACCAAATCGTCAAAGTTATCTAGGCCACTAGCGTTAGAGATTGCCTCTAAGATTTTCAGGTGATCTGCGAAAGTGAACATTTCACCGTATAGGTCTTGTTCACCGCGAACTCCATAAGACTCTTGTAGCTCCGCGTTTTGCAAGTCAGGCACGACAACGGACGCGCTGCATAGCAAGTTGTTAAACTTGGACATATCGAGCACGCGCTCTTGACGTCCTTTGCGTCCTGGCTTGTTGACATAACATTTGTCCTGGATAGCGTCATACTCGCGACCAGAAATGATACGAAGCTCGATATGCTCATCAAAGCTTTCTAGCTTCAGTTTGATGTTTTCGGTTTTCTTCTTGTTCTTCTTCAAGAACGACTTGATAGATGTCATGATTGATTATCTCCTTTTTCAGTTAGTCTAGGCTTGCTTAAATGTCTCTAAAATCTCGATGTCGTTGAAGCTAAAGTCAGTTTCATCTTCTAGGACGTTGTTTTCGCCTGACGCCTTGAATAATAAGGCTTTCTCGAAGATGACGCCTTTAAGGACACCGGAGTTTCTGCCAGCGTGAGAAGTTGGGTCGTCGTTGGCATACTTGATAGATACCTCCGGAATTTTACCCTCTTTGACATAGTTCGCGACGATATTGCGGACCGCTGGGTTTTGGTAGTAGAACTTAACATTCCCTGTGCCCTCTGCCCCAGTTACCTTTTTGCTCGTCATACGTTGCCCGAGCGGTGTAACGTCGGTTGTTTTTAACTCAACCTTGGCTTCCATTTCGATAATTTCAGCAAATGGAATGTTCTTACCATCAACGGTAACGAACACTGTCCCTTCCTTGGAAGAGATAGTGTCGTTTTGGTTCATTAAATTTGGCATAGTTTACCTCCTATTTTACTTCCACTGTCACGTAGAGTTTCTCCATAGCATCGGCTAATTTGACGCCAAGGGTTACCAGGATAGCCTCTTTTTGACTGCCCTCGGTTACTTTGATGTCGTCCGCGCTATAAGTCAATGCGCTTTGTGCCACGAGTGGGTCAAGCACACGCACGATCAGGTGCTGTTTGAATAACTCGCGTCCGTCAATGTCATTGACTACTTGGCCGACAAAGTTTTCGACGAATACCGCTTGGATAGCCTCGCCGATAATGTCCATGGTCCGCACTAACTTGTTCTTTTTGAAGTCGTCGTTCTGACCGTCCGCAGGCGTTACAAGCGTGTTGACGTCTTGCGCAATCAATACGCGACCGCGGAACACTCGGAATACAATGTTCCCTTTTTCGATTGCTTGAGCAATTTCTTGCGGTGTCTTGGCGTCGCAGTCGATAGCGCCAACGTACTCGGCGTGTGTGAGGCTCTTAGAGCCGGCAGTTGCGGATAATGCGGCCACTCGATAAATTGCCTCCTTGGAGGTCAACTTAGTACCGTCGGCCAGGGTTACACCGTTATCGACCGAGATAATACCCTCATTGTTTGCCTCGGCGTAGTTGTTGATTACTGCCACAATCGCGCGACCTTCGCTCCGCCATTCTTTTACTGCCGCTACAAGTTTCTTCTTGTCGTCGGCTGTGTCAGTACCGTAGGCAACCACGCGGAAATCTTGCTTGGATAACTCGGCGATAAACTTATCAACAGAGTTTTCGATAGAACCGTCAGCACCGCCAGAAAGTTGAATTTGCTCTTGTGAGGCACCGCCGCTTGGTAATGTACCGGAGAAAGTCACGTAGTCGTTAGCTGCTGGCAACTGGTTAGCTTGCACGTCTTGGCTATCAACTTGAGCATTGTCTAAGACAGTCGTTACGGTCACGTTTGGACCATTGTTGATAATTTTGACAACTAACTTGTTGCCCTCTGCCCCCTCTTTTACCGCGGTTACGGTTAGGCCTCCCTCGGTCCCAGTAGCCTTAGTACCGCCTGTGCTAGCAGGTACATAGACTAAGACTTTGCTAGCAACTGCCAATGCTTCAGCAACGTAAGCAATCTTGGCAGTCGTGCCGAATAATTTAGCTAGGTCTGTGCCTTGCGCTACTGTGTGAAATCCAGGCGCTGCTAAAGTTTGCCCTTGCAACATTAAGGCCGGAATACCCTCACCGGACACCAAGGCCTTTTGCTCCTTGCGAGCTTTAAAATTGACGTATGCGCCAGGCAGACGCTTATTCTGTGTTGTCCACGTCATTTATCATTACTCCTTTATTGTTTATTTGACCTTGAGCTTGCGCTCCAGGTTCTTGATTTGAGGGCTGTCACCCTCTGCTTTAACTGCCACTGTACCAGCCAAAGCGTCCATTTTGGTTGTGTCTGCTTTAGCCATAACGTGATGGATATCAATGGTAAAGCTAATCGTTAGCACCTCGTCGCTGTGCTCCATGTCCAGGTTGTGGATATGGTGCTTGCCTTGGAGATACTTCCACGCTCCAGAATAGAACTCTGCCATAACGCCTTCCATTTCCGCCCTCATATCTTCGCTCTGACGCGGATAGTAGGTAAGGAATAGGAATAGATGGGTTAGCATTTGGTCGCCCACCAGGCGTGTGTGAGTGGCTTTTTTTGCGTTGATAATAAAACAAGGTAACGACAAGCCTTGTTGTACTGGCTCATCGTATACCTTCGTTTCTGAAAATCGCTCGCGCAGTTGAGCGATTAAGAGTCTCTTTACATTATCCAAGGTTCTTAAACAACTCCTCTGCTAATTTGTCGTATAGTTTGTTGAGATATCCCGGCATTTTAATCGCTATATCGTCCTCGGTCAACTTCATCATAAAGCGTCCCTCGACCCAAGCTTTTGAGTTAATGCGAGAACTCTTTTTGCCCTTTCCTTTTCGGGTTCGGTGTCCACTTTCAACAAAGCTAGCGTACTCAGTATTATCGAACACTTCAATTGTGTAGCTATTGCCTTGTTTTTGGATTTCGCCAATTCGCCAGCGATCTTTGAGCAACCCAGTTTTTTCAGGCGTCTTTCCTTTTGCTATTACGAGAAAGTCCAAAGCAATCTCTTTTATAGCTTCACGAAAAAGTTCGTCCATGATTTCTTGAGCTCTATCCAATCGCTTACCGAATGCTTCAATTTCTGAATAATCATACCCATCTGGCACGCTCTATCACCACTTCCTGATGCGTAGGATAAACGAAAGGCTCGTTTGTAGCGGTGTACTTAACGTCGCCAATCAATAGCTGGCTTCCGGCTTTGATTTCGATATCAGGCTGGCAGAATAACTTCTCGACTACTTCAAGCTTATTAGCCTCCTCGGTCGTCGTGTTATTTAGCCTTTGGACGGATACGCGGCAAGGTATGTTGGCCTTGCCTTGTACTGGTCCAAACTTAGTGCCTGTGGCGCCATTGGGCTTGCGATAAGACGTCTGCTCCATGACCGACATTAGCTTATCATAGGTCCACTCGATAGCCCCACGCGACTTAGATAGCACGTTGTTAATCTTAGCCATGGCTACCACCTCAATCGACGGAACTCGTTAAGCTCGCCTTCAAAATCTCCCATGAGATTATTAAGTGCCTTGGTGGCAGCGTCCGCGTCGAAGCTAACAGACGTATCGCCAACCTTGATTGTTTTTGCCTCGCCATCGAGTTGACCTAGCGCTTGTTTGAGCGCCAAGTCTGTCATGCGGGCAATCGTATAATCTAGTTCGTCTGGGATAACATCCAAATTACAATAATTGAGCACCCTACGGACCACCTCTTCTAAGAGGTAGTCCAGGTGCTCGCTGTCTGCTAAATCTAGATTGTTATTCAGCCTCAGGCGTCTCTGCGTCAGCGCCTTTAGGGTCGCTAGCTTTTCCATTCTTACCACCCTTGCCTTTCGTTGCTGACTCTAACGCTGCTTTGGTTTCGTCTAATTCTTTTTTGACTTGAGCCAACTCTACCAAAATAGCATTGTACTCTTCTGTCGTGAATGTACGGCCGCCCGTAGCGTGTTCCAAAACCTCACCGGTCACTGAGTCGATGACGTCATAACCTTTAGCTTTGTAGACTTCCTTTTCGTCTTCGAAGACGTCCAGGACTCGGTTTTCTTTCCTAACTTTAACCATAATTTACCTCCTAAGGCTTAGTTACGAATGCTAACCCTTCGTGCTTAACATTGAAGAGTAACACGTCGTCGTGTGATTGTTCGTAGTACAAGAAGTTGCCGCTGTTTGCTGCATTCGGTTGATCTAACCCAACGAAGCTATACTTTTGCGGTGCAGCCATACATGGGATGTGAATCAAGAACATTTGGATTTGCTTAGCAGTAGACTCAGCTTTAGCGCCTTTGGTAAAGTTGAAGGCTGTCTTCATGCGGTCAGAAGGAACAGCAGGCTCAATTGTTACGTCGTCTAAACGACCGATGCTACGGTCGATTACTTGACCTTGGCCATGGATGTTTACGGTACGTCCGAATTGCTTGATGTTCTTGATGATACGTTTCACCGCAGGGGTCACATACAATACACGACCTTCTGCAGGCACACCAGCTTCGTCCATTTGTTCCATAAGAGCGTCGAACGTTGCCAAGAAGTTGTCTTCGGTCAATTCAACTTCCTTGATTTGGTTCTTCTGAGTATCCAAAGCAGACTTGCGACTGAAGAGTTTAGAAATCATAAATTTGTCCATCTCTGGAATCTTCTCTTGGTCGTTGAAGGTGCGAGTGATGTTCGCGATAGACAATACGTAGTTTGTTTCGTCGATGTCTGATGGGTCAACTAATGTACTCCAGTAACGTTCGTTAGTGAGTTCGTAAGTTTCCCATTCGTTCTCGTAGTTCGCAGTTACGTTTGCGATGGTACGACGTGCGCGGTCTTGACGGCCCTCTGTGATAGTCAATTTAGGTACTTTGACTGTCTTGTGGCCAACCCATTTCAAAAGAGCGTTGCTTGGAGAATTCCAAAGTTTTTGAGTATATAACAAGCCGTTTTGCGCGTATCGTGCTTGTAGGGCTTGTTGATAGTCTGTTGCGTAGTTAATTGCCATAAATTTTTACCTCAATTCTTATTATTTAGTGGTAGGCAGGTCCGCGGTGAAGGCGTCAATGAACGCTTGCCCGCTTGAAGGAGTTGTTCCACCTGTGCCTGACGGGGTGGCTCCACTGAACGACGGCTCCTGCTTCGTAG